GTAATATTCAAACATGTGACCCAAAGTGTGAATTGGGGGACCTGACTGATAAGTGGCAACAGCAGCCCCAGACGATTTAGTCTGAACCTCAAAAAAATTCTGAGGATAAATAGACTTAGTGTATAAAACTGCGTCTTGAGCGTCAACTTCACGAAAAAGAAAACTGTCGACAATAGATGGAACTTGCTTTAGAAAATCAAATGACATTTCATCAAATCCTCTCCCACTATTTTCTGACATAACCTTCAAAGTATTATCAGAAGTTAATGCCAAAGGAAAAGCGGTTGAAGGCCCGTCAGAAGTTGCACCATACCTAAAAGTTTGTGAAGCCACAATTGTTGGTGTTGAAGTTAACAGTGGCTTACTCCAACCAAAGTAAGAAGCTACTCCTGACGCAACACCTACAGCCCAAGACACAGGGCCTGTAAAAGGAGCCAACATAGGAATGGCATCTCCTAAACCACCTGTTGCAGATGAAAACTTGGATAAAGCAGTACTAATGGGTTTGTCAGACACTCTTTCCTGCTCTGTGCTAATCAAACTCTTTCCTTTCTTCCTGGAATAAGATTTGGCAGTGGACTGAGGAATTATTGGAGCTATTAACTCAAAATCCTCAAACCACATATAAGCAGTGTAAGTTACTGCGGTATCACCAGAAGCACCTGTTCTAAGAGCAGATAATACACTAATATAAATAGACCCCCAGTCATATCTATTGGAAACGTCACCTACATCAAAATAATTAGATGGACTAATGTATGGCATTTTCATAGTTACAGATTGCATTCTTAAATCAAGTTCAACACCTGGTTGAGTTGTTTTTGTTGCGCGGCATGAATTATGCATAGCCACTTTTGTAGCATTAGTATTTGATGGCAGAAAATGCAGCAGCAACCTGCCTTGTTGAAATGGATTAGCGTTAATTGTTAATTTAACGCAACAAGTTCCTCTAACAAGGTTGTAACCGTACATCTTGTTGACCCATTGTGCATTAGCCATCAAAACTGAACCAATAGAATCGGAAACCAACGTTGAACCAACAACACTGGCGGTTGTGAATGTGCCTGTGCGGTATAAATACGGTCTTGCCATAAATTGTGGAATGGACATACCACTGTTCGGCAAGCTACTAACAGTGGAATGGACAAGATCTACCATCTTGTCAGGCCCGGAGTCAACGAAAGCAGTGGTTGTTTCGTTACTAACGGACGCGGTGGAAATTAAAGAATCAGAAGATAAAACAGACATAGTAGCAAAATCGGGGATTTATGCCTCACCCTAAAAGCTACCATGAAGGAACAAAAATGAGAATCAAAA